GCGCCACGGCGAGTCACACGCCCATCGATCATCCGGCGATTTTTCCGGTCGCACTTCCGAAGTTCATCATGCAAGCATGGCCGGGCCTGGTGTATGAGCCCTTCGGTGGGTCGGGCACCTCGCTTCTAGCTGCGGAAGAGCTGGGCCAGACGTGCTGTGCCATGGAGATCAGCCCGCACTATTGCGACGTCGCGATCCAACGGTGGCAGCGCCACACGGGACTGACGGCCCAACGCGTCAAAACCCGGTCGGCGGCGTGACCGAGCAGAAGATAAGCGCAACGCGATTATCTTCTGTGGCAAAGTGCCCTCGTTTCCCTGGCCCGTGTCCCGGGACATGCGAACACTTCCCGCATGCCCGCTGAAACCACGTTTGCCGAACAACAACTAGCCCGCATTGAGGCCCTGCTCGCCGAGTCGGTGGGCATGACTTCGATCACGGTCGGCAACACGTCGGTCAGCTACGACGACTTGATCAAGCAACGCGAGTACTGGAAGCGGGAAGTAAACATTGCCAGCGGGCAGTCGCATCGCGTCCTCCGGTTCAACCTGGGGGGCCACTAATGGTCGCTGGCGCGCCTAACTATTCGTTCGTGCAATTTGCCGGGGCCGGCGTCGACACCGTCGGCTCCGGCTATGACGCGGTGAAGCAGAGCGGTCGCCGGCGAACGGGCGACGGCATGCTACGCACCGAGGATGACACCCTGCGGCAGAGTGACCGCAAGCGGCTGCTGTCATCGGCCCAGAACATCTACCGCAACTTTTCGGTCGCCCGGTGGATGATCGCCCGCCACCTCGACTACGTCAGCACGTTTGCTTTCCAGGCCAAGACGGGCAACCGAGCGTTGAATGATCGGCTGGAGCGGCTCGTGTCGGACTGGTCGGCTGCCGGCAAGTTCGAGGTCAGCCGCCGATTCTCGCGTGGGCGGTTCATCCGCCTGGCTGAGCTGCAGCGGGTGCTCAATGGTGACTTCGGCGTGCTGAAGCTCCGCAGCGGCATGGTGCAGGGCATCGAAGGGGAGCGCGTTCGCACGCCCCTTGGAGGCTTGCCGAACGGTTACGACCTGACTGACTTCGTGCACGGCGTCCGGACCAATGACTACGGCGCACACGTCGAGTACTGCGTCTGCCGCCGCGGCCAGTTCTCCGACGCCGGCGGTGGCACGTCGACGATGCAGTACGAGCGCATGGTTCCCGCGCGGAACATGCTCTGGTTTTCCTACTACGATCGGTTCGACCAGGTGCGCGGCATTGGGCCCATCACCAGCTCGATCAACTCCCTGGCCGATTGCTACGAATCATTCGACTACGCGCTGGCACGCGAGAAGATCGCCCAGCTGTTCGGCGCGGTCGTGAAAATCGCCAAAGATGACAACCCGCTCACGAAAGCGGCCGACGAAGAAGAGGCCTGCGACAACGGCCAGCCGAAGTATGGCTTGCTCAATTGGGGATCGGGCGGACCGTTCCAGGTGAACATCGACGCGGAGGACTCGATCGAGTTCCTGCAGTCGGCCAACCCGTCGCAGCAGGCCCAGCAGTTCTGGACTCAGATGATCATTCTGGCGCTGAAGGCGCTCGACATTCCCTATTCGTTTTTCGACGAAGCGTACACCAACTACAGCGGCGCTCGCCAGGCTCTGCTGCAGTATGAGGACTCGTGCAAGATCAAGCGCGAAGACGTGCAGGCGCTGCTCAATCAAATGCTGCTGTGGCGGGCCATCTTGTGGATTCAAGACGGCTGCCTCCCGGGCGTGAGCCTTAGCGACCTGCGGTGGCTGTGGGTACCCAACGGCACGCCGTGGATCGATCCGCTCAAGGAAGTGACGGCCGACATCAGCGCCATCGGCGCGGGCCTGACTTCTCGCCAGCGCGTCTGCCGCGAGAAATATGGCGCAGACTTCTTCGAGGTCATGCGCGAGTTGGCCCGCGAGACGCGGTACCTCACAAAGCTTGGGCTCTCGACCAACCTGTCGACCGCCAACGTCACGATCAATGAGGTGGCTGCGTAATGAGCGCTCATACGAAACGACGACGCCAGGCCGTGCGCTTCGACGCCGCGGCCGTGAAGGATGGCAAAGCGCAGATCCCCACGCGGGCGTTGCGGTTCGAAGCCTCGGTTGAGTTCCAGCAGCCGGCAGCCGACGGCACGGTGCCGATCACGGTCCGGGCCCGAAGTGGCAACGTCGTCAATCACTGGTACTTCGGCCGGATCATTCACGACTTTGCCGGCATGAAGCTCGCCAGTGCGCAGCTGCCTCTCGATTATTGCCACGACGAAAAAGAGATCCTCGGCTTCACCAACCAGGTGGACACCAGCTCGGGTGAGCTCGTCGTCAGCGGCGTGCTGATCACGTTCAAGAAAACCGACCGCGCGGCGGAGGTGATCCACAAGTCCGGCCGTGGGTTCCAGTACCAAGCGTCGATCTACTTCGACGCTCAGGAGCTCGTACTCGAGTTCGTGCCGGAAGGTTTCAGCGCCGAGGTCAACGGTGGCCAGGTCGAAGGCCCGATTGTCATCGCGCGGCAGTGGGTCCTGCGAGGCAATGCAATTTGCCCGTATGGCCAGGACCCACAAACCAGCGTTCAGTTCTCACTTTCCAAACCGGGCGACCTGGTCGCCGTCACATTTTCGGAAACGTCAGCCATGAAGAAGAAGCCGACCCAGCTCTCCAGCAAGCCCGCCCCCAATCGTCACGAGCGCCGGAAGACGGCCGCGCTGTCGGCCAAGGGCGGCAAGCCCAAGACCAAGCTCAGCAAGCCGTCGCCGAAGCCGGCGGGCAAGTCGAAGACCAAGTTCGAAGCGGGCGGCGATGAAGAAGAGGAAGAAGACGCCGGCGAGCAGTCGGACGAAGACGAAGAGGGCCAGCAGGCGGCCGAAGACGACGAAGCGGGCGACGAGGCCGGCGACGAAGAATCCGACTGCGATTGCCCCGAGGGGGAAGAGTGCGACTGCGACGAAGCTGGCTCGGAAGATGAGCCGGTCGACGAAATGGAAAGCGACGACGAGGAAGGCCAGCAAACCAAGCACAGCGCCAAGCCCAAGAAGACCAAGCTCAGCGCGAAGAAGCCGGCCCAGGGCAAGCCCCAAGCGAGCGGCAAGTTCGCCGCCGCCGCGGCCGAGCTGAAGCGCTATATCACGGCGTTCGGTCCGCAAGGCGGCATCTGGTTCAGCGAGGGCAAGACCTTCGCCCAGGCGCAGACGTTGTTCAGCCAGCAACTGAGCAAGGAAAACGCCGAACTGCAGAAGAAGCTGGCCGAACAGGCCGCGCAGCTCTCCGCGTTTCGTGGTGAAGAATTCCCCGTCAGCGCCGATCCAGCTGACTCCAAGAAAACCAAGCAGGCCGCGCCGACAAACGGCCTGACGGCGGGGCAATCGAAGTTTGCCTCGTCGTTCAAGGTGGCGAAGTAACCCGCCCCTGTCCCGGGACACGCCCGGTCGCTTCCCACGTGTTTTGAGTCACCCCCAACGCAGGAATTGGAAACCATGGCCGCTACCACCTTGCTCGACATCGCGAAGCTGAACAACTCGGATCGCGAGGTCGGGCTGATCGAGGAAGTCATCCCCGCCTTTCCGGAGATGAGCCTCGTGCCCGCCCGCACGATCAAAGGCATCAACTTCAAAACGATGGTCCGCACGGGCCTGCCTGCCGTCAGCTTCCGTGGTGCCAACCGCGGTACCGCGTCGAGCAAGTCGACCTTCGAGAATCGCCTGGTCGAATGCTTCATCGTCAACCCGCAGTGGGATTGCGATGCAGCCGTGGCCGATGCCTACGAAGACGGCCCCGAGGCCTACATCGCGATCGAAGCCAGCGGCATGGTTCGTTCGGCGATGTTCACCCTGGCCAAGCAGTTCTATTACGGTGCCACGAACGACGCCGATGGCCACCCCGGTCTGATGCAGATGCACGACAGCGCGAACATGGTGATTGACGCCACCGGTGATGCGGCGCTCACGGGCAGCTCGGTCTGGGCGGTGAAGTTTGGCGTGCAGGACGTGCAGTGGGTGTTTGGCGGCAAGGGCGACATGAGCGTGCCCGACCCGATCAAGCAGCGCGTGACCGACGAAGAAGGTCGGCCTTACACGGCCTACTACCAGCACATGCTGTTCCGGCCGGGCCTGCAGGTGGCATCGGTCTACTCGGTCGCCCGCATCAAGAACCTGACCGCGCAGGCCAACAAGACCCTCGACGACGACATGCTGGCCGATCTGCTGGCCCTGTTTCCGTCGGGCGTCACTCCGGATGCGCTCTTCATGTCGCGCCGCTCGCTGTCTCAGCTCCGCAAGAGCCGTACCGCGACGAATGCGACCGGCGCGCCGGCTCCGACCCCGACCGAGTACGAAGGGGTGCCGATCGTCCGAACCGACGCAATTCTCAACACGGAAGCCGTCGGCTAATCCGGACCGCATGGCGACGATCGCCGCGGCCTGACAATTCGAACCACCCGAGCCAGCCCCGTGCTGGCTCGCGGCAGTAGAAGGCCAATCGAGTCGCACTTCGGTAGCTCATCGAACTACAGCACGCA